CAGAGAAGCAAGATGAACTTACTAGTCTAAAGGAAGACTTAAGTCGTGAAGCATGTGATAAGATATATTTACGCATCACTGATCTTGTGAAGAAGTTGAGAGCTTATAATGGAGAATTTACTGAATTTTTTGTTCAAGTGATAGCCTGTTATGGAGACATGAAGGGATGGAAAGATCTAGATGAAGAACAGTTGTCTACGATAGAGTCAATTCTAGAGGTGAAGTATTTGGAGAGACATGGTAAGAAGAAACCTAGTTCTGCGACTAATTCTGAAGAAGAAAAAGTTAAAATAGAACAACTCATAAATGCTCAAATAGAACCTTGTATTGAATGTGGTAAAAATATTGCTGCAAATAAAGATGGAACTTGTAGTCCTTGTGGATTAACAAAAACATTTTTACAGCAAGAGAAAGAAAATGTACCAACTCCTATAGTTTATCAGGATGTGGATTCAGATGAGTGCAAACCTTCAACACCAAAAGGAATTGCAGATTTGGCTGCTAATGCTTTTTTATGTATTGAATGTATTTCTAATCATCATTTTGGATCTAGCGATTATTGTGCTTCTTGTTGGATAGAACGAAAGATTAAAGCACCTTTGGTTGATAGATGGAATTCAACATTCTCTCAAAAAGTTGTTGAAAAAGTACTTACACCTGAGATTGTTGCAGAGGTTGATAATTCATTAAGTTCGACGGAAAGTTATGTTTCTGTTAAACAATTGTCTATTATTGACCAGATTAGAGTTTGGGCTGAAGAATGTCATCCTAATAATGTCTATGAAGCGATGAAAACCAAGATGTTGAATCTTTTGGTTGACTTTGCTGCAGAACATCCTGAGGGAACTTTGAAAGTAGTTTCTGTTATTCCATGGTCACAAGCTTGTGTTAGTTTTTTACAATCTGAAAAGTTCACAGAATATTTAACATATGCTGTCATTGGAGTTAGCAGTATTGGATGTGCCACGTTTATGTGGTGGAAGTATGCTAAAGATGATGAAGTTTTTGAAGGACCTTTGGATCTTGAGAAGGCTTCTCCAAAATTTCTAGAGTATACTTGTGCAATAGGAGCGACAGTTGCTGGAATTGCGGTATTGACTGGTGGCAATTGGTCGGCATGGTTGAAACCAGTTCAAAACTTGACTTTTACAGCCAATGCTTTTAAACGTGTTACTGACCAAGGTTTTGATAAAAAACTCAGAGGAGCAGGACAAGAAAAGTTTAAAGATGAGAAATTTACTATTGAGGAGTTGGATACATATTGTTCCACTTTTCGGGGTAAGATAGTGGTTAATAAAATTCGTGTTCAACAATTGTTGCGTGATGTGAAAATTGTTGTTGATAGAGACACAATTGAAACATGGATTCGTGAACCCTATTTGTGGGAATTACGGATGGGTGAAATTGATGATGCAGAGAAGAGAGATGCAATTAATAAATTAATTAAAGAAACAAGTAAGTTCCATGACAATTTATTGGCTTACCAATATAGAGCTCTCGAAGCTGAAACTGATCCTGCCGAATTGGGAGCAAAAGTTGCTGAGATTTTAAAAACTATGATTAAGTACGGATTGATGAGTTTGTGTATAGCAGGACTTGTTTTCTCATTTTGGACTTTAACAGGTTTCTTGTTATCTGATAAATTTAAAAAACAATTATTGGAATATCGTTTAGATTTTTCTAATAAGTTAGATATGGCGGTTGATGGGTTGAGTTTGGCTTTTTCTAATTCAAAAGAAAAAACAAAAGAACTTGTTAAGAGTATTGAGGATAAGTTGACGAAGAAAGCTTATTCTGCTAAAGAAATTTATGAGGGACCATTGTTACCTTTATTGGCTGATGTACCTCATAAAGAACAGTTGGAATTGAATACACCTCTTAAAGTGCAATCGTCTGATAAGGGAGTTTCTCGGTCTTATCTTGAAGCAACTACTGACGTTAATTGCCAGAAAGAGGATGATCTTGTTACTTATACTTTCATTTGTCCTTTCACAAAAGATACCATTGTGTATAAAAAGAAATGTAGGCGGAAATTTTTGTTACCAACAGTTAAAGACGCTGAATCTGCATTGTTAAATGATATTATTTTAAAAACATTAGATTTGCAAAATATTATAGATAAAATTATTAATACGTATGTACCTGAGAGTTCAGATGGAATTCCAAAGAATATAGCACCTAAATGGATGAGACAAGATAATGCACCGCTTGATATAACAAAACAAGCAGGGTGGATATCTTTTGAAGATCATAAAGGGAATGTTAAAGGTTATTATAGTCAAGGACTACAACAAAAATATGATCATTTACAATATGGTCTAAATTCTGGAAAGATTAACCATGAAACTGCCCAAGTTATGTATGATTTAGAGAAGAAGTTACATGTTTTACAAGACAAATTTCATTCTTGGGATCATAGAGGAGATTGGAAAGATTATCATTATGAAGAGATAAAAGCTTATAATGATGCTGTGGAAGATTTGCAAGATCAAGTTGAGCAAGCTTATGATGGAACATATGCTGACAATGGACATAAATTTGTGAATAGAATGAAACATATTTCATCAAGGGGAGGTTTGAAAGAACCTACTGGACAAGGTGAAAATTCAGTGGCTAAACAAGAAATAGCTGCAAAAGGAAAAATGGGTTTGGGTTTTAAAGCCGCGAAGGCAAGGATCCGACCATTATTTGAACGGGAAGATGCTTTTATTTCAACGGCTGCTGAGTTGTTTCAGGTTAAGTTACATCCTGAACAGTTTGAGAAAAATATTGAAAAAGCTTTATTGTTGGATTATAAAAATTTAATGAAGGACGCTGACTTGACAGATGAAGAACAGTTTTGTTATGATTTGTTCAAGCGAGATGTTTTGATTAGAAATAGGCTTACAATGGATAATTTTGTTAAATGGAGATATGAGAAATTGTTGGTTTTTAAAAATAAATACAAAACAGATGTCGCTATGGAGGCTGCGGATATTAAAAGGGATATACTTGAAGAAAAGAATAAAAATATGTTTCAAGATTATTTTGATAATAATATTACAGCTTTTGAAAATCGATTTAATAAGGTTATTACCATTAACAAAAATAGTGTTCCAGAAGGACCTAAGAATATTAAAGGTACAAATTTAATTAAATGTGATAAGTGTAGACATATGCATTCAGAAACTTCAAAATGTGTTGTTCCTGGACGATGTTGGAGACAAAATAAATTTAAAAATGGACAATTTGAAAAAGAATGTCTTGGATGTTTTCATTACAATAGACTTTTTGGTGATAAACCTTTAGATAATGTTGTTAATGAGGGTCCAAAAGACAGAGAAATAATAAAACCAAAAGTTTTGTTAAAAGTTGAAGGTCAACTATTACTAAATAAAAATAATAACGAAAAGAAAGGTACATGGCTTGAGAAAGCTAAGTATACTGGAGATGTCGTTAAACCATTGACTCCAACTCAGATTGAAAAAGTCTTTGAAGGACCGGCTCCTCTTAGACCACTTAATGCGTTGAAACCAATAGTTGTTAAAACTACTACGGTGTTTGAGGGTCCTGCAACAGTGAGACCATTAATGCGAGAAGATGATGAAAAATTATTTAGGAGTGTTTTCATATTACGAAAATCTAATAAAGAAATTTGTTCTGCGTTGTCTTTGATTGAAATAGAGGGAGTTAAACATGTTTGTGTTAATACACATGTTATACCTTCAGCTAAAATGGTGGATTTTGATGGAGCTTGTTATTTTTTGAAACAAGCAGATTGGAAATATTGCGGAGCCAAAGAGGTGAGTGATATTAGTGTACTTCCATGGGATGAATTTAAATTGGCGATTGGTTTAAAAAAAGAACCGACTAATCTGAGATTTTTAAAAGTTAAGGGAATACCAAATGTGAAATCTAGTTTTTCTTGTTGTATGGTCCAAATTTGGCCAGTCAATGAAGAAAAAATTAGACAAGGTGGCGTTTGCCGCCTCGAAGAACCAGGTTTAATATCTCATGATTTTACTACTATGAGTTCCAGTTGTGGATCATTGTTGTTGGATTATTCAGATATGTCTGTTTTTGGAATGCATAAATTGTATAATAAGGCATCAAAAGTTAATTATGCAGAACCTTTTTTTAATTTAAAATAGTTAGCCCACCTAAAGGTGGGCCGGTTAAATTAAAATGTCGTCAGGAGTTGTATAACTCCGTAATGAACACCCTTAGACCGGTGGTTAATAAATACGATGTTTTGGTTTGCCTTGGTAATTTTCCTATAGAAAGGAATTTACCGTTATTTCCAGATATAGAATTGGATGTAGGTATTTTGCCGTTATTATTGACGGATGATATTTATGAACAAATTAATGATTTAAAGGGTGATTTTGTTGTAACTAAAGACACAGCAAGATTACTTGATATCTCAGTTAGAAAAATGGATAAACCTCCAGTTTATGAATTTGAAAATGATCTTTATTTTAAAGATGCACTTCGAATTTGGGATGTAAATTGGGCTCCTGCTTTATTACAAGATCATATGAGCCCTACTGAGGTTCTTGAAACTATGAAGATGGACAAATCTGCTGGTTTTATATTGGCACAAAATGGTTTTAAAAAGAAGGGTGATTATTTTTCTGTTGGAGGATTAATGCATATACTACATCCATCAATCATGAATGAAAAAGATCTTTGGAAGGCTGCTGGAAAGCTTGAAAAACGACCTAGACATAAGTATGTTGATGATGAGAGTCTTAGGACTTTCATTATTGAATCACCTCAGCAAGGGTATCATCAAAAACGTATTTTTGGAAACCAAAATAAAGCTATGAAGATGTTTTGGTGGTCTGGGTATGGAATTAATCCATTTGAGGGTGGAACTAACTTACTTGCGACTAAATTGAATAAATTTAGGTATAAGTTTATGTTAGATGCTGTTAAATGGGATAGGTTGGCTTCTTGGATGAAGCATGCATATAATTTACGAATGAAGTATGTTCCAGATGACCCATTTCTTCAATGGGTTGTTAAGAATAATATTTGTTCGTATGTTGTTTTACCGAATGGGGATCTTATCTTTAAGAAACATGGAAATAATTCAGGGTCTTCTTTAACAACTGGAAATAATATTCTAGGTATGTCGTTGATATTGGCACATGCCTATTGTATTATGGTGAATGGTAATGAATATATGATGGATCATATAAATGATTACATGTTTAATGTTTTATTTGGAGATGATGTTGTAGGTGGTTTTGATATTCCAGGTGTAACACCTGAATTATTTAGAAATGCTCTTATAGACACTTTTAAACGTTTATATGGTATAGTGTTAGATCCTTTGGTTGTAACTGAAGATCTTCATGATCTATCGTTTTTGGGGTTTAAATTTACTTTTAACCAAACTCATGGTTGGTTGCCTAAGTATGATTTAAGCATATTATCTACAACATTTCTTTACACATCAAAGAAAATAGATAAAGATGGTGAAGTTAGTAAACTTATTACTGTCATGTTAATGTCTGCTGGAAATGGTAAACATTATTATGACTTATTTAGGGATGCTGTTTTACACATTTTAGTGAACACTCAGTGTGAATTGGGTGCTACTATGCTAAAATTAGGTATTCCTTCTTATGAGGAAACCCTTAATTGGTATAGTGGTTATGAAGGTAACCGTCAAGTTTTTGATTTTTTAAATGACTATATTCTTGATTTCATTATTTAGGTAGGAGGCGGAACAAATAAATGAATAATTCCAAGCAAAGAAAAGAGTTACCGAATAATTTAGTAAAACCTAAGAAGGGATTAGGTTCTGAAAAGAAGAAGAAGAAGGAAGAATGGATTGTCCCTGGAAGAGGGGAAAAGGCTGATCTTCCTGAACATTGGAATCGATCCTTGGCTCATAGTGAGGCTATACATCATAAAGGTGGATATAAGTCTCAAGTTTTTGCCAATGGTCCTATACGTGGAAAAAATCCACATAAGATTGGCCGACCTGTTGCGACAGTTGGTCAAAAGGGTGAAATTAGATTTTCTAGACCTGTGACGCATATTACGGGGTTTGGAAAGTATAGTATGGAAAAACCTGAGAAAGTGTTTCATGGACCTGAACATGAAAAACATTATCATAAGATGAAGAAATATAAAAAGCAAGCAGAAGATAATAGTTTTTGGAGTAGTTTGATTGATGGAGGCAAGAAGGCTTTTGAGTTTGTAGCACCCACATTGATGAAAAGTTTGGCAGGTTTTGGTGATTATGAGGTTACTTCTAATTCACTATTGGCTGCTGCAACATCGCATAAAGATGAAATTCAGGGGTCGGAAATACCTGAAATGGCAAATACTAAAATAGCAAATATTATGCGCCATAGGGAGTTTGTGTGTAACATTCTAAGTAGTAATACTGAGTTTAGTGCATTAACTTTTCCTATTAATCCGGGTTTGGATTTATTGTTTCCATGGTTTCACCTTCCGGCAGACGGGTTCACATCCTACAAAATGCTGGGAATGGTTGTAGAATTTAATTCTTTATGGGGTCAGGTTACAGCTGGAGGTTATTTAGGGTATGTCGCTATGGCCACTCAATATAATACAGTTGAATCTGCACCTACTAGTAAACAGGAGTTGTTAACTTTGGAGTATGCAAACTCGAAAAGATCAGATGTTTCTTTTATGCATCCCATAGAGTGCGCACCAGACCAACAAGTTTTGAGACAACTATATATTAGAGAAGGAGCTTTACCAGCTAATGCTGATATTAAGTTTTATGATTTAGGAAAATTAACAGTTGCTTGTGGAGGACAGTCAGCAACTGGATCAATTTTAGGAGAGTTATGGGTCACTTTTGAAACTGCTTTGTATCAACCAAAGTTGGCGAGAACAAAAGGAGCATATATTAATGCTGACCATTGGGCAGCAGTTAATATCGCTGATCCAGGTGTTAACCCCTTTGGAGTGACTGGTACTGCTGTACGGGCAATTGGTTCAACTCTATTAGGAACATTAACTAATACCACTTACACTTTTCCAGCTGAAGCAGTTAGTGGACAAGTTTATCGTGTGAGTATTTTGTGGGTGGGAACTGCTCCTGTAGGAGTTTCTCAACCAACAATCACATTAACGAATTGTTCAGCAAAAGCAATGATTTGGAGTGGAGGTGGTGCAGGCTCTTTGAGTGGAGCACAATATGCAGGTGATGGAGCTTTTGCAAGTCCAAAATTAGCACTATTACTTGATGTAGTGTTAACAGGAGGAGCTGCAACATTTGCTTTAGGCACAGCAGCAACTTTACCAACTACTGCAACAATGGATCTTATGATTTCACAATTGCCTAATTCTTTAACTCAAGAACAATTAGAAGATTCTATGTTTTATGATAAACATTTTGGAGATAAAAATTCACTTCTTTGGAAAAAGAGATGGATACAAGGTTTTCAAGATCCTACGGCAACAAAAGATATTATAGAAACAAAAATTTTAAATTTACAGACTAAATTAAATTCTATGAAGTCAACACCTGAAAAAGAAGAGCAAATTAAAATTAATGATGTTTTAATGTACCAAGAGTATATTAAAACATTGACAGTTTTATATCCTGATTTACCTAGAAGTTATCTTTTAGGAGCTCTTATTAAAACAAATTGGGATTTAAATGAGGCTATTAAATCATGTGCAGGGCAGTGTGAAAGCACACCTGAAAATGATGAAGAATGGTTGAAGAAAAATATGAAAGAACAAGATCTTAAGAAATTAAAAGATTGTTTCCCAAAACTTGATATGGATACGATCAAACATGCTTACAAGATCGGTAGTTCTTACACCACGACTTATAATGTACTTGAGGCTGTTCATGATTCTGAAGCAATTGGGCAAGCTGATGATTGTTTGTTTTTACATAAAATGTTTCCAACACAATCAGGAGCCTTTATTAATAGGATTTATAACACTAATGCGTGTGATTTAAATCAAACTATTGATTTTTTGAAAATGAAGC